GGCTAAGAGCTGGGGCATCGCACGAGCCCTTCTTATCAAGGCCGCACAGCAGAAGCTCCGCATCCTCTGCGTGCGTGAGTTGCAAACATCGCTTCGCGACTCAGTCCACAAGCTCCTCAGCGACCAGATCGAGGCCATGGGCCTCTCGTCCCTCTACGTCGTGGAGCGGGAGAGGATTTACTGCATCACAACGGGCTCGGAGTTTGCCTTCGAGGGCATCCGAAACAACGTCACCAAGATCAAGTCCTACGAGGGCATCGACATCTGCTGGGCGGAGGAGGCCGAGAAGATCACCGAGGACTCCTGGCTCGTCCTGACCCCCACGATCCGCAAGGAAGGGAGCGAGATCTGGATTTCCTTCAACCCCAACCTTCGCACAGATTATACCTGGAAGAACTTCGTCGTGACGCCTCGCCGAGACTCGATCGTGGTGAAGATGAGCTGGCGCGACAACCCCTTCTTCCCGAAGGTCCTTGAGGCCGAAATGCAGGAGATGAAGGAGACGGATTACGACAACTACCTGCATGTTTGGGAGGGCGAGTGCAAGCGGTCGTTGACCGGGGCGGTTTATGCCGAGGAACTGCGGGCAATGAGCGAGCAGGGACGGGTCTGTGAGGTCCTCCACAACCCCACCTACAAGGTCGATTGTTACTGGGACCTCGGACGGAGCGACGCCACAACGATCTGGATGTATCAATTCATCGCTGGACAGCGTCGGATCATTGATTATTACGAAAATTCGCTCAAACCGCTCGAGCATTATCTCGACACGATCTTCTATCGCGAGGGGAACGACGGCCAGACCTATGATTTTGGCATCATCGGGCTCCCCCATGACGCCGAACACAAGCGCTTGGGGCAAAAACTCTCGATCAAAGAGCAGGTGAAGCAGTATTTCGCTCAAAAAGGCGTGGTGGTGCAGGTCAAAATCGTCCCCAAGATGTCGATTTACACCGGAATCATGGCTGCAAGGGCGATTTTCCCCACCTGCTACTTCGACACCTCGCGAACTGACCGTGGCCGGTTCTGTCTCGAAAGCTATCACTACGAGGAAAACGCAGATTATAAGACGCTGAGTCGTGAGCCGGTCCATGATTGGTCCTCTCACGCCGCTGATGCGTTCCGTTACTTCGCAATTGGGTCGAGCAACTTCAGTGGCGAGGCCAAAGCGCGCCGGATCAGCGCGCGCTTGCGCGAAGCGGGTGAAATGTTGCTCGGAAGAGCACCAGGCCGTGAAAGCTGGATGGGGTAAGGGCAATGGGTGTTGCAACTGAGGCGAATATTCCCGACGATGTGCGTGGCGATGACATGCAGCAGGTGCGGGACGACTTCCAGCGCGCGGTCGAGAATGAGACCTATGCGCGTGCAAGGTATCTCGATGACATAAAGTTCGCCAACGCCGATACTTTTAACGGGTATCAGTGGAACCCGCAGACAATGGCGGACCGTGAGCTGGCCAAAAAGGCTTGCATCACAGTTAATAAGACCCGGCAGCATAATCTCATCATCATAAATGATGCGAAGATGAATAAGCCGGGGATTAAGGTCATCCCTACGGGGAACGGAGCGACCTTTGAGGCTGCTCAGGCCTGGATGTCCCTCTTCCGGTATATCGAGTATCACTCTAAGGCTCCAGATCACTACAACGTCGCCACCACGACCCAGGTGCAAGGAGGCATCGGCTATCTCCGTGTCCTGACGGAGTATGCGAACGACCGGAGCTTCGATCAGGACATCCGTATTACCTCGATCCCAAATCCGCTGATGGTCTACATCGACCCGGATGCGAAGGAGCCGGATAAGTCCGACGCCCGCTACTGCTTTATCTACGAGGACCTGCCGAACGCCGAGTTCCGCAAGCGCTATGCACGCTATGCGAAGGAGTTCGAGGGCACCAGCCCCCTTGGGATGAACAAAGACTGGGTGAATGAGGACCATACGAGGGTCTGTGAGTATTACACGCTCGTGGAGAAGGCCGATACGCTAGTCTATGTGGTTGACCCGGAGAGCGGGGAGGCCACGGTTTCACTCGAGAGCGAGTATCGCAAGCTCGCCAAGGCTGGAAAGAACTCCAAGGCGGTGCTGGCACTTCTCGACGAGCCCACCACCCGGAAGCGGCCGGTCACGACAAAGCACTTCGAGTGGTGGCTAGTGCTCGGCGAGAAAGTGGTGGAGAAGAAAATCTGGCCTTGCAAATACATCCCCATCATCCCGGTCGTTGGAGAGGAGACGATCATCGAGGGCCAGCTCGATCGCAAGGGCCACACCCGCGCCCTTCGCGACCCCCAGAACATGTATAATTTCTACGCTTCCGAGGCCGTCACCTACGGCGCGCTTCAGACCAAGACCCCTTGGATTCTCCCCGTTGAGGCGGTCGAGGGTTTCGAGGACCTCTGGGGCTCCGCCAATTTGCTGAACCAGGCCTACCTGCCTTACAATGCCCTCGGCGAAGATGGGGAGAAGTTGCCCCCTCCGCAGCGCATCGAGCCTCCCGTCCCGCTTCCCCTCGCTCTCAAGGGCATGGAGTTGGCGATCCAAGACATGCAAATGGTCTCGGGTCAGTGGGAAAATCAGATGGGGCAGCAGGGCAATGAACGCACTGGCGCTGCCATCGAGGGCCGCCAGCGGCAGAGCGACAAAGCCACCTACCATTTCGTGGAGAACCTGGCGATTGCTATTCGGCAAGTCGGCAGGGTGATCCTTGACCTTGCTCCCAAGATCTATGACACTCGGCGCGTGTTCATGATGCTTGGAGATGACAACGCACCGTTCGCCATCACCAGCGACCCAGCTGCACAGCAAGCCTATGCCCAGGAGATGAATGAAGCGCAGCAAGTGGTTGCGCGGATTTTCAATCCCCAGATCGGGGAATATGATGTTCAGGCTGATGTCGGGCCGGGCTTCGCTACCAAGCGCCAGCAGGCTTTCGAGGCCTTCAGCCTCATCCTGACCCAGAACCCCCAGCTCACCGCGGTCATCGGAGACATCCTGCTTCAGGCCGGGGACTTCCCTTATGCCGACAAGGCGGCAGAGCGGCTGCGGAATATGGTGCCGCCCCAAGCCCTGGGCAAAGGCCCGAGCCAGCAAGAGCAAGCGCTTGCGCAGCAGGTCCAGCTCCTCCAGCAGCAGCTCAAAGCTGCAATGGACCAGCTCACTGTGGAGAAGGCCAAGGGCGCCTCGAGAGAAGAGAAGAGAGACGTCGATGTCTTCAATGCTCTTACGAATCGCCTTAAGGTGCTTGGCACTAATGCTCTATCTGCTGCTGAGTTGGCACATCTTCTCCAGCAGACCATTCATGAGAGTGATCGGGCTGCGGGCGAAATGGGCGATATTGCGAGCGATAATCGCACGAGTGAGGGGCTGAGCGGTGCCAGTGGCATTGCTCCGTTGCTGACGATGCTGGGCCAAGGCGGTCAAGGCTTGGGAGGCAGAAATGGCTAGCAATTGGGAGAAGCTTAAGGCTCGCCATGGGCTCTCTGATTGGGAGGCGGTGCAGCTCGTTGCCCGCGAGTTCGCCAAGGAAAAGATTGGGGAACTCTTTGGGGCGGTTACGTCGCCGGGGGACGCATTGGCGGGGCGCATGGACCCCCTTAGCGCCGAGGGCGCGGCGCGCGTAGGGGGACTCGCGGGCCTTTTGTCGCCCGGTCCTATCGTCGGGGCGGGCCGTGGCGCGGTGCCCGGTGCGGTTGCCGCCGCCGGTTGGTCCAAGAAAATGGGCAAGGAGCTAGACGACTTCCTCGGCGCTCCAGAGCCTCCGAAGAAGCTTGGCCTCGCTCCCAAACCCGCCTCCAAAGACTGGCTCGATTCGTTGGAGCAGGAATTGGAGGAGATGGTGCAGGCGAAACAGGCCGCGCCGAAAGCCGCGGCGACTCCGATCGTCAGTGGTGCTCCGCAAGGCAAGACCTTTCCCCAGAGCTGGTCTCCTTCGCCGATGGGCGCACCAAAGATCGGAACGCCGGTCTACTACCAAGGCAAGCCTTATTACGTGGGGGCCTACGAGCCTGGGGGTAAGGTCATGCTGGAGCATGCTCCAGGCCTTGGAAGTAGCAACAATTTCTCGGTCCCCTACACCGAGATCAAATCGTCTCCGTTGGCTGCTAAGCCCAGCTATCAGCCGGAGAAGGCCCTCACAAAGGCTCCGCTGCCAGAGGGTATGCCTTCGAGCTTTGGAGACAAGCCGCTCAGCACTTCCAAGGGCGACGTGGCTGCGCCGTCGCCAAAGGGCGAGTGGAAAAAGACTGGGCCGCAGAAGGGCTCGAATCCTGGGGGCACCTACATGTCTCCTGAGGGCATTCCGCACTATGTCAAGTTCTACAAGGACGATGCGCAGGCGCGAGGCGAGCACCTCGCTGGCAAGGTCCTTGACGCTCTCGGGATCAAACACCTTAGGCCTGAGCCAAAGGCTGTAGAGGGCAAGCTTGGTGTGGCAACAAAGTGGAACCCTAATCTCGTCCCGATGAACAAGAAAGCGTTCGAGAACCTGACGCCGAGTCAACAGCAGCAGCTTGCCGATATGTATGTCGGCGCAGCGCTGACGAAGAACTGGGATGTCGTAGGGCTCGATTTCGACAACATTATGAAGGACAAGGCGACCGGGGACTTGGTGCAGGTCGATCTCGGTGGGTCGTTCAAGCACCGGGCGCAGGGCGGTGCGAAGCCCTACGGTAGCGATACTGCGGAGCTAACGAGCCTCCTCGATCCGCAATATCCGGCCGGCCAGGTCTTCTCGAAGCTTTTCGAGAAAAACCCCGAGTTGCTGGCGAATGCGGCAGACAAGCTTGCGGAGCTGGACTTTGGCTCGCTCGCGCCGCATTTCAAGTCCAATGGAGCGGAGGATATCTACAAGACCCTCGTGGATCGAGCGGAAAATATGTATCATGAGGTCTCTGGACAAGGGGGCGCTTTGGGACCCGTTCTTGAAGATGCCATATTGCGAGATATCCATAAGGGCTGGCAAGCTGAGAAGACGCCAAGACCAACTTCCACTGTGGAGGTGCCACAAGGATGGGGAGCTGCGAAGACAGCAACGCCGACTTCTTCGGCGGCCGCAAATGCACTCGAGCAGATCAAAAAGGACTTTGGCCTCGGCGGCACGACCAAGCAATATTGGCCTCACGACAAATCCCTTGACAGTCATCCAGTAATGGCAGATCTCGGAACTAAGGGACAAGGATTTGCTAAGGAATTGCTGGAAGCCAAGAAGCTCTATGGCAGCTCCCTGCTCGACGCCGCAAGCGACCTCTCGCCCTTCATCGAGCCGAGAGACAACGCCGCTTTCAACGCGACGTTTAATCACTTGGCACAGTGGGAGGGCCAAAACGGCCCGATCGAGTTTGCTGCAAAAGAGCCTTACGTGCATCCACACAACGCTGCAATAATAAATCATCCTGCTCTTAGTGGCGAGAATTCTCCTTACGGCGCTTTCAGCTTGCTCAACGCAATTCATAAAGAAAAATACGCCACGCCGGAGGATGCGGCGTGGTCGTTGTTCCAGAATGGAATGATCTCGGCAGATGACTTGCATGAGATGGCTCCTGCCATCACGCATCTGAACGATTGGGCTGCGAAGCATGGGGGCTTCCAGTTTGCCGAGGCTCCCAAGCCCAAGCCTAAAGTCTATGGCCCGAGCAAGCCTTCGCTCGTCGGCGGCACCAATGCCAAGATCGAAGCAGGGCTCACGCCTTTCGAGTGGCAGCTCTTTGCCCCGCCGTCAGTCACCAAGGCCCCGCCGCAACTCGCCTCCTTGCTCGGTGACACGCAGCGGGTAGTGAATGCGCTTGATCTGGGACATAATCTGACGATCCCACTCGTCGGAGGGAAGGCGGGTTTCAAGGGGCATGAGATTGACCCGAGCCTTTGGGAGCATAAGAAGGAAAAGGCATTCTTCCTCGCCGGCTACGATCCCTGGGAGCAGGCTCTCAAGATCGCCAAGAGCTATCTGCCCTATGACAAAAAGACCGATCCGAGCCTTTTGAAGGTCTTCACCTCAAACGCCAAGAACCCGCTCATGCTGGACTGGAAGAAGACCTTCGGCACTCCCGACTACATGCCCGATTGGATGCGCCGGGCTATCAACATCGCGCGCGAGCGAGAGGCGGACATGTTGATGCTGCAGAATATGAGCGATCAGGGCACGAGCAAGCTCCAGACGCAGTTCGCGATCCTTGCCCCGAATATCTTGCGCTATCCCGAGGCCGCTTACAACCCCCTTATGGCGGACTCGGCGAACCTCTACCACGCTGGTGGACTCCCGCTCAACCTCTTCGGGCCGTCGCTTAGCGACGAGGAGGGCGAAGCCCCCCGGCGCATAATCGACATCACACGATAGGAGCACATTCGAATGGGCCATATGACTTCGCTGCCGGGGAAGGGCTGCCACGCCCATAAGCTCGTGGCCAAGACTGCACAGGAGATGGCGGCAGCTGTCTACGAGCGCTGTGCGCAAAACAATGAGTGGTTCGCAGAGAATCCCTCGCAGGACCGCTATGTGGCAGATGCCTGGCCTCTTTTTATCGAGCAGGCACGATCCACGCTTGCGCAGTTGTTGAGGACGACAATGGACGAGGGGTTGAAAAAGGAAATCTATGATGCTTTAATTCTCGACGGAAGTTTACGCCGCGGGCGGATCAATAAACTTCAGGCGAAATCGGGCCTCGCCTAACTAGGAGCAAACGGGCATGTTTAAGAGCAGAATTGTCTGGAATACAGCAGAGAGTGGAGGGGGTGGAGGCCAAGAGCAGCCACCTGCTACGCCGCCCCAAGCCGAAGTGCAGCCCCCTGCGCCTCCGGTCGAACCGGCACCTGCACCTGCTGTCCCGCCGGTGGAACCTGCCCCCGCACCGCAGGTTCCACCGGCGGTTCTCGCCCGGATCGGAGAGCTTACGCGGAAGAACCGTGAGCTGCAAGAGCGACAGGCGGCGCTTGAGGCGCAGGCTCAGCAAGCGGCAAGCGGTGGCGAAGCACCTGTCGCGCCGGCTCCGCTCCCTGACGAGGAGATCAATCGTCGCGCCGCGCAGCTCGCGGAGCATCAGCGGTGGAATGAGCAGGCAAATCAGATCTGGAACAACGGCACGAGCAAGTTTCAGGACTTTGGTGTGTCAGTCTCGGGGATGGTGAATTTGCTCGGAGGATCGGTGCCTCGGAGCCTCACCGAAGCTGCGATCGCTACCGGCGAGCCGGAGAAGGTCCTCTATGATCTCTCGAAGGATCTTGGCGAAGCCGCTCGGATCGCGGTGCTGCCGCCGGCGCAGCAGGGCGTGGAGATTGCAAAGTTTGCGCAGAAGCGGAAGGCTGCGGCAGCGCCGCAAGTCAGCAATGCTCCTGCGCCGATTACACCTGCGGTTGGTGGAGGAGGCCAGGTGTCTCCGACCGAGCTGCGGGACGACCTTCCCATCGAGGAATGGATGAACCGGCGCAACAAGGTGGCGCGGGTTTAAGCAGAGGCAAGGCGCACGCGCCTTGCCCCGCCTCTTAGAATGGGCGTAGACGCCTCCAGCGGAACTGGTTAAAAGCCGCCAGCCTGGAACTGGTTAACTCCTGGGATGGTCCGTAATGCCAGATCGGACACTGGCGCCGCGACAAGGGCTTTGCTTGTCATTGCGCAGAGCGCAACGCGCTCACATCTCAGGAGAACCTCGGTGGCTAATAACCTTCTCACTATCAACATGATAACGCGTGAGGCTATCCGCCTCTGGAAGAACACGAACTCGTTCATCCAGCATGTGGATATGCAATACGACGATCAGTTCGCTCAGAGCGGAGCCAAGATCGGCCAGACCCTCCGCATCCGCCTGCCGAACGACTACACCGTCCGCACCGGCGCTGCTGCGCAGCCGCAGGACACCCAGGAAACCAACACCACGCTGACGATGGCGACGCAGAAGGGCGTCGATCTGACGTTTTCGAGCGTGGAGCGTGCCCTGAAGCTCGACGACTTCTCGAAGCGCATCCTTGCCCCGGCCGTCAATAATCTCGTCGGTGCCGTGGCGCTCGACGTGATGAGCGGTGTGGAGACGGGCTGCTCGAACTTCACGGCTAATCTGGACGGCGGCGGAAACGTGATCTCCCCGGTCGCCCAGACCTGGCTGAACGCCGGCGCGATTCTCGACAACATCTCGGCTCCGGCGATGAATCGCCGCGTCGTCCTCGACCCGCTCACCGAGGCCCGCACCGTCGGCTCCCTCACCGGCCTGCTGAACCCGGCGCCGCTCATCTCCGAGCAGTATAAGAGCGCTCGGATGAAGGAAGGTCTCGGGTTCGAGTATTGGATGAAGGACCAGACGGTCCTGAAGCACACCACGGCGGCCTGGGCGGCCATGACGGTCAGCGGCGCTGACCAGACCGGCCTTACGCTCGTCACTGCGGCGCTCACCGGACCCCTCTCCGAGGGCGACATCATCGAGATCGACGGCGTTTACGCCGTGAACCGCATCACGAAGCAGAACACCGGCGTTCTTGCCCAGTTCGTCATCACGGCGGATGCGGCGGTCGGTGCGACCTCGCTCTCCATCTATCCGGCGATCGTTCCGCCTGTCGGCGGCGCGAATGTCCAGTATCAGACGGTGACGGCGAGCCCGGCCAATGGCGCGAGCATCACCCCGGTGACGCCGGCCTCCAGTCTCTATCGCAAGAACATCGCGTTCGTCCCCGAGGCGATCACGATTGCGACGGCGGACCTGGAGCTGCCGCGTGGCGTGCAGGAAGCGGCTCGTGAGCAGTTCGACGGCCTGTCGATGCGTATGGTCTCGGCGTATAACATCATGACCGACCAGTTCATCACGAGGTTGGATATCCTCTACGGGTATCTCTTCATCCGGCCGGAATGGGTCGTCGCCGTAGGCGACGCGATCTAAGAGGCAAGAGGCGGGGCGTAAGTCCCGCCTCCTAGCATAGGGGTCTTGATATGCCGCTTAAGTGTGGGAAGTCCAAGAAGGCGATCTCGAGCAATATCAAGACCGAGATCAATGCGGGCAAGCCCCGCGCTCAGGCCATTGCCATTGCGATGAGCAAGGCAGGGAAGAAGAAAGGGCAGAAGAAATGAGTGGTGAGAATTACGCTGGGGTTTTCGGGAAGATGGACTTCCCGGCCTACGCATTTAAGCCTTATCCGAAGCAGGTCGGCAAGGATGCTCGCGGCGTCCCAGTCATCGTGCATTCGAAGGAGGAGGAAGAGGCGTTCTTGGCGGCTCCGCCTGAGACGGTGAAGCCGAACGCCGAAAGTGAACTCGCGAGGGCGAAGTTCGAGAACGAGCAGCTCAAGGCCCGCCTTGATGCGCTCGAAGCGGCGCAGAACAAGGCCGCGGCAGCCAAGGCCGCGGCGCCGCTGGCCAAGGTCGACGTGCTTGCGGCGAATCCTCTCGGCAAGGGGAAGTAATGGAGGGGGCGTAATCGCCCCCTTTTCACTCTCGGAGTTCCTCAATGTCAACTGCACTTGATATCATCAACCTCGCCCTAAAAGACTCGGGCATCCTTGGTATCGGACAAGCAGCTCTGGCCGAGGACAGCGCCGACGCCCTCACCCGCTTGAACTGGATGATTGGGCAGTGGAACCGCAAGCGGTGGCTTGTCTATCGTCTCCGTGCCTACATGATTACCTCGACGGGAGCTAACTCCTACACCGTCGGGCCTGGCGGGGACTTCGACATTACCAAGCGCCCAGATAGGATCGAGAGTGGGTTCTTTCGCCAGCCCGTTACCGGCGGTCTTCCGATGGACTATCCGCTCCAAATCCTCCACGCCCGAGAGGATTGGGACAAGATCGGGATCAAGACCCTCACCAGCTTCTCGGGGGCGATGTTCTACGACTCAGCCTGGCCCACTGGCACGATCTATTTCTGGCCAGTTCCTCAGGCCTCGCGCTACCAAATGAGCATCTCGGTCAAAGAGCAACTCTTGACCTTCGGGAGTCTTACCGAGACGGTGGACCTGCCGGACGAATATCTCGATGCGCTCTATTTGAACCTCGCCAAGCGCCTCCGTATGGCCTACCAGCTGGCCCCGAACCCGGACCTCAACAAGGCTGCAGCGGCGGCACTCAACACCATTCGCCAGGCGAACGCACAGGTTCCGCAACTCATAATGCCGAAAGAGCTGCGGAAGGGGCAGGTCTACAACCCTTACAGTGACCAGACAAGGTAAAGGAACAGAGTGATGGCTGATACAGGGACTTTTATTGGCGGAGCCAACTATGATCCGGGCTACTCCAAGGGGCTCGTGGACTATGGGGAGCTGAGCAACAAGCTCGCCGCCCCGCTCCTGGACGCACAGCACAGCATGGTTGCCGGGGCTGGTGGTGGATGGGCGGCGGCGACGCAGATCGCGGCGCGCTGTGTCGAAGTCGCTACGGTGACGACGGCAGCGGACAGTGTGAAGCTGCCTCAGGCTATTGCTGGCACGGTCGTCCATGTGGCCAACAATGGGGCCAACTCGATGACTGTCTTTGGCTACGCCGATGGCGACACGATCAACGGAACAGATGCGTATGCGACGGGTGTGGCGCAGGCCAACGCCAAATTCGCGACGTATTTCTGCACCGAGGACGGAGTCTGGTTCCGCGTGCTGACCGCCTAACGCGCGGGCGCAGAGGAGTGTGATCGGTGCCGAAGCAACTTCAGCTCTTGCAGGGTGCTTATGTGGCGAGAAGCGTCATTGCGAACGCTCAACGCTGCATCAATCTCTACCCAGAGAGGAACACTGAGGATGCAGAAGTTCCGATCACGCATTATCTGACGCCAGGGTTGCTGCTCCAGCTCACACCCTCGGCGCCGGCACAGGCACGCCAGTATTACTTCACGACCCTTGGACAGTTGTTCATGTGGGTCGGAAGTGAGGTCTACTACGTCCCGAATAACTTCGTGGCGCAGCTCGTGGGGAGCATCTCCTCGAACACCGGGTATATTAGTGCGGATGACAACGGAGCGGAACTGGTCTTTGTGGACGGAGTGAATGGCTGGGTGGTGGACCTCACCACTTACGCCATGACCCAGATCGTGGATGCGACGTTCCTATCATATGGGGCGAACCGCGTCCGCTATCTGGACACCTACTTCGTCTTCTCCTCTCCGACCGGGAACGTGATCTTCTGCACGAACTCGAACTCGCTGACCTTCAATCCCCTTGCAGTCTACACCAAGAGCGGCTACAGCGATCCGCTCCAAGTGATTGCGGTGACGCATCGAGAAATCTGGGCTCTTGGCTCTCAGACCACCGAGATCTTGGCGAATGTGGGGACCAGCAACTTCCCCTTCGCCCCGGTGCCAGGTGTGTTCATCCAGCACGGTGTTGCCGCCCCTGACTCCCTTGCCACCTGGTCCACTAAGGTCTTTTGGGTGGCTCAGGATAACTGGGGCCAGGCCACCATCATGATGGGGGAAGGGTATAAGGTTGAGGTGATCTCGACACCAGCGATCGTGCAGGCGATCTCGGAATACGCGACCATCGCCGACGCGGTGGGGTTCTGTTATCAGCAGGGCGGTCATGTGTTCTACCAGGTGTCGTTCCCGACGGGAGATGCGACCTGGGTCTACGATGTGACAACCAACTTCTGGCACCAACGGGCCTGCGCCGACGCCCAGGGCCAGCTTCATCGCCACTGGGCGAATTGCACAGCGTTCGCCTACGGGTTGAACCTCGTCGGGGACTGGTCCAATGGGAATATGTATGCCTATGATCTCGACACGTTCAACGACAATGGAACTCCGATTCAGCGCATTCGCTCCTTCCCTCACGACATCAAGGGGCTCTCGCGTCGGATGCACCTCCGCTTTGTCGCGGACATGGAAGTGGGTATGGCCCAAGAGGCCGAGAGCGTGGATTGGGAACCGCTCATTACGCTCCGCTGGAGCGATGATCGGGGCCAGAGTTGGGGCAATGGCGTGCTGCAGAGGATGGGGCGGCAGGGCCAATATCTGACCGTCCCGACGTGGAACCGCCTCGGCATGGCCCGAGACCGCGTCTATGAGTTGTCATGGAGTGAGAATTGCTCCACGGCGCTGAATGGGGCGTTTGTGGAAGTGGCCGAGGCAGCGACCTAGGAGCAAGGGCATGGCTGATCCGTTGATCCAACCGAATGTCAATACGCCCTATGTGGAGACCATGAATGGGACGCCACTCCATCCTCTCGTTCGTTGGATGAACCTCGTGGGGGTGCGGGTGGTGCAGCCGGGAATGCTGGTGCTATGGCCCTCGGCTTCGGGAACACCGCCGAGCGGTTGGGTCTCGACCGGCACCGTGACACTCGGGGCGACGAATTATGAACTCTTGGCCCTCGTGTAACGTGGGGCGGATTTACCAAAGAAATCGGCCCATGTAGTGCGGCCAATAAGGAGCAACTAAAATGTGGCCACTTCTCGCGGGAATTGCCGGGGCCGGAATTTCGGCCTTCGGCCAGATGCAAGGAGCCAAAGCGCTCAGCGGGGCTGCGCAGCAGGGCGGCATGGCCCAAATCATGGCCGCGCTCGGAGCACAGCAGGCCATTGGCCAAGGCACGAAGAAAGCGAACGCGCTGCTCGCGCCCTACTCCCAGGCCGGCCAGAGCGCTCTCCGAGACCTCTTGCGCTATCTGGAGGGCAACAACGCGCTCAACGATAAGATCGGGGGCGGCGGAGCGAACTTGATGTCCACGTTCCAGCCGACCATGGAGCAGCTGGAACAGACCCCCGGCTATCAGTGGTCGCTGGATCAGGGCTTGCGCGCGGCGCAACAGGGCTATGCGGCGAAGGGCATGGGACGCTCGGGCAACGCCCTTGCGGGAGCGGTGGACTATGCCGAGGGTCTCGCCGGCACGACCTTCCAACAGCAGTTGCAGAACTATATGGCTCAGAATCTCCAGGCCTACAACATGCTCATGGGGCCGAGTCAGCTCGGCGCGGGGGCTGCCCAGACTGGAGCCCAGGTGACGATGCAAGGGGCGTTGGGCCAGGCGCAGGCGT